GGACAACAACACCTGGTTTGGCTCCTGGGGCAACAACACCTGGTTTGGCACCAGGGACAACAACACCTGGTTTGGCTCCTGGGGCAACAACACCTGGTTTGGCACCAGGGACAACAACACCTGGTTTGGCTCCCGGGGCAACAACACCTGGTTTGGCACCAGGGACAACAACACCTGGTTTGGCACCTGGGGCAACAACACCTGGTTTGGCACCTGGGACAGTACCTGCTTGAGTTCCTGCAACAACACATTGGGTGCCAAAATGTGATTGATCCATGATAACTTGCTTTGTATTTAAATAAATTTTATCGCCCTTAATGATTAACTCTTTTGGTGCCAGTACCGGAGGTTCGGTTGGTTTTTCTGCAACTGGTTGAGGAACAGGTTGAGCATCGATTAGTTTTTTCGCTTGGGCACACCAATGTGCTGGGTTCTCGTAACCTGTAATAGAATAGAAACTCTTATGTTTATCACCACATACCACTGGTAAAAGTGGGGTTGGTGGATTTGTGAGCAATTTTTGACAATTAGCTTGATCTGATTGCCATAAACATTCTTTGGCATTTGATGACATACATTGAATATTTCCATCATCTACCTTACTAACAGGAACGGTGATATTGGCCAGGCACTGCCAATTAGTTTTCTTTCCAGAAGTGTCGGTTTGTTCAGATGTTTTTTGGATCTTAAAGCTAGATGTTAAATCATTCCATCCCTGATCGACCAAACAAGGTGCATCTTTTGTGAGTGTTAAACGCTTGCCTCCAAAACCAGCGCGTTCATACAGTGTCACTTGGTAACCTGGTGGGACACGAACGGCACTCAATGAGTCATTCGCCATACCCATATCATTCATGCCATAATTTCCAACACCGTGTGCAACTGATTTTCCACCATAATTACAATGCTCATAAAAAATAACTGTGTCCGGTGCTGGTTGTGCCACTGGTGCAGTATTGGGTGGTATCGTTGATAACAGAGATTTTCCTTTGGAACACCAATGGGCTGCATCATCATACCCGGTACCACCCCATATTTTAGCATGGGTACTACCACAAACCAATGGTGTAATGGATTCCCGTGGCGGATTGGCTAATAGATCTTTGCATTGTGCTTGATTTGGTCTCACTATACAATCTTTTGCATTTGTTGATAAACACTGTACATCACCTTGATCATTGAGTGAAACAGGTACAGTAATATCCCAGGCGTCAACACATTGCCATTTTTTGTTCGCCTCTCGTGTTTGGTTAGCTATATTTGCAACCAATTTGCCCATATCTTGAGCATTTTCCTGTACTCTTGGTTCCAATGTCCATTGTTGATTGGTGCCACCGTGGCACCCCCATAGAATTAATGGTGTACCTTGTTTAGCTTGTCCGCCACTTAAATCAATACACTTATCTGAAGTATCTTTCAATGAAATTGATTTTTTGGCTTGATTGTAGACCCATTTTTGGGCAGCAGTGTTATTGCAGGGCCACTGACCAACAGGGGTGCCAGGTTGTCTTGAATTGCCTTTCACATCAAGACACATACCACTACCCTTGTTGATGATTGTGTCGTTAATCATAGCCCATGATTGAGCGTCAGTATTATTACAAGGCCATGATTGTATTGGGTGAACTGCGGATTTACTACCCCCAGGAACATCTAAACACATACTTGGGTTATTAACACTTTTTATGGACTGATTTTGACCCATTTAATATTTATTATATTAATAAAAAAAGATTTTTATTTCACGTTATACTATTTTATATTATTGTTTGATGTGTAATATGAACAATACACATCAAAAAATGAAACATTAACCATACTACATTTAATTCGTCTTCACTCAACAGAAATAGTTGCATACCCCATCTTTGGTTGCTTGTAACGACGCGCCCATCAGGTCTACTATACTGTAGGTTAAGACAACTAAGAATGTTATCAGCATTTTTACTTTAAATGAAAGTTCAGTTGTGGGAACAAATGTAACCACCGCTAGAACGATGACGGCTAAGATGACCACTCGTATAAATAGATTGATATAACGTTTAGTGTCCATGATTTATATAATAGAATATTTAGATAAAAAATATGCCTATAATCAAAAAATATTGATATATAATATAACATAACACGATGAACCAAGACTTATTCATAAATACACATGTAATTAACCTGAATGATTCAGACTTTGAGTTCGGAGATACCATCAAATTAACTAATAAATCATTCAAAAATAAGGATGGATACATTATGGTATACGCTAACTGGTGTCCAAATTGCCAGAATAAAGTGCCATTTTGGTCATTAATGGCTGAAGAGTTTAATACTAACCCAAATTTTGCCAAAGAAAATTTTAAAATTGGTGTCATTAGTACAACAGATCCACATACTAAGAAAATTGTTGATGAATTAAATGTCCAATATATTCCAAAATTTGTGCATGTCACACCGGGTGTAGATGGGAATGGCACATTATCAGAATTCAGTGGTGATCACAATCCAGAATCATTATTGTCACATGTTTGTCAAAACAAGGCAAAACTCTGCGACGTCAAATATGTGACAGGAAAGAATAAATTGATAAAATAAAACATCTGCAAGTAATTTAAATATGTTTCAGAAAATTGATTGAATAAATTGATATATATATATGTATATATGTCGATTAACATATATACATATATACATATATACATATACATATACATATACATATACATATACATATACATATACATATACATATACATATACATATACATATACATATACATATACATATACATATACATATACATATACATATGACACGCGTCTCAGTAGAAGGAAATTGTTGTTCTGGCAAAACATTTTATCTAAAATTGTTGGAACAAAAAGGTTATCATGTTCACTATATTGATCAAATTGATCAATCAGAGTTGACTCGAAAATATCATGCAGATATGAAAAGATACTCACTCGGATATAATTTACAACAATTGTATAATTATACCCACTATCCACACGAAAATGAAGAAATACATCTATTCGAGAACTCCCCATACACTCTAAAAAATGTGTACTGTGACTTGCTTTACGAGAAAAACTGTTTCGATGAAGATGAATATAGAATATACAATAATTATACTGATAGATTGGGTTGGGTACCAGATATAATTATATATTTGTATTGTAACCCCAATGTGTGTTATGAGCGAAATGTCGGTAGAAATTTTCCTTATTCTCCTAGTATAGAATATCTGAAAGATTTACATCTCAAATATGAGATTACGTGTGATGAACTTAATTGTCCCATCACTATTTATAAAATTAATGCCCAAGAAGATAGTCAATCGGTCATTGATAACATTATGGACATCATTGACCATTTATCAACATAATGATATTATCACTGTGTCGTAGTCGGAATGACTTTGACTAATGTGCGGAAGTTAATGAAGTAACCAATCACTAAAATATTTGCAATCAAGATACAACATAACAAAATGATGATTACAATGAAAAAAACCCTCAGTTTATACTTAAAATAAGTGACCAGCGGGTCAATAACATGTGTCCTCAATTTCTTCTGATTATCTTCACTTCCGATCAAATTCACACATTGTGTGAATAATTTATCAGTTATTGAATTAGATTGATTCATATTTATCCTATATGATAAACATAAAATAATTATCTTGAAAAAACATATTTATGCCCCTGGTGGCACAACAGCAAGTTTGTTGAACGCAAGTGCAGCATATGCTGCGAGACATTGTACGACCACATACTGTACCAAATCAGCAGAAGAGAAACCACCCTTCAAGAACATCATAAATGAGACCGCTGGGTTGAAGTGACCTCCTGAAATAGCACCGCCAAAGTAAATTGCTGCAGCCAATGCAACAGCGATGGGAATTGCTTGTCCATGTTGTAGAATGACTGAGAAAAAGATGAATGATCCGATGAATTCAATAATTGGTTTGAGCATTGTGTCTATATAATTATACACAAGAAAATATATATATATTTTCTGGTTAATCTGAAAACTATAATCGAAACCTATTGTAATATTAGTTCGATGCATGTCTGCCCACATGAAAACGAAGATGGGACAATTCATAATCATCATTTCTTCCAATAGCATCAATAATCAATTCTCCTGACAAATATCTAATTTTTAAATCGGCGTCGCCTTTGTCATCCATATACGGAGCAAGTCTAATCTTGAATTTGCGTATGTGAGATATTGTGCAATCATTTCTGCGGCATGTTCAATATTATATTTGATAGCCTCTTGGTCATATCTACCATCAGCTAATTTAGCTCCTCTATCCTCATATTTGTTGAAATATTTACGACCCCTTTCACCAAGTCCACTTCCATTGTGAGCACCATGAATTAGTGATTTTGGGTCATCGAGCATCAATTCGACAAGATCATCCCTAAAATGAATTGTCGAGTGATATGCGATTGATGCACAATGATGATGTGATTGGCATAACATGGTTACAAGTAATATCACTTTGTTACAATATGAGGTTTTGATTCAATTTTATTTGAAGGTAAGTACATGAATAACATCACACTATATATATGGTATGTAGAACCCCAATAATCGCGTTGTTCTGCCCTGAGCACAAGATCCTAATTCACTAATCTCTCCCAAATTTTGTAAAAACAAATCAATACCTGTCGAGTCAAAATTTTTGACCACATTCATGACACGCGGAAGTAACTCTTCTACTGTTATGTGATTTGCATGATCATAATTACCATTACGATCATGTGTCATCAAATGGATCGCATTCATGATGTGTGTTTTGTCTTTTATTGATGATTTGTCAATCCATGTTTTAATTAGATTAATAGCTGAATCGAAAGTCATCATATCATGACAAGGATCTTTCTGAACTAATTGATGATATAATTCGCCAATGGCACCATCATATTTATGTGTTTCTAATTGTAGTTTAATCTCAGACATTGATATATATATGTGTGTATATAATATATGTATGCGTATATAATATATGTGTGCTTATATATATGCGTGCTTATATATATGGTTTGTAAACACTCCATTAATCGTACCGTTTCTTCAATAGGATTGTTATGTATAATATTTGCATGTATACAGTCATTTACAAATAATTGACCTTGTGCACCGACAATCCTACAGGTAGTCAGTCCCGATTTTGAATATAGAATTAGTGAATAATGATCCTCGTGTTTTATCTGATTTACTATTCTTTCCAGTAAATCATTTTGAGTCATATCTATCAATGTAGTATCTGATTATTTTAGTGGGTGTCCAGAAATATGATCTTCGTTAAAAAGATTAAAATAATTTGTATTTTATATTCTTGCTTAAAATCAGATTCAATGTTTGATTTTAAGAGATTATTCGATAGTTTCTCAAAATTATCCTCAACCAAATTCTATAAGGATACGTTTGATCACTTAAAATCTACCTTCATTCAACGGATTTCGGATGTGATTGAACAGCACAAAAAAAACAACATGTGGTAGGAAAAGAACCATTGCATTGAAGCAAGTCCTCAATGGTATGTTTTTTATTGCTGATAATGGTCTGAAGATGTCCTACATTAAAGACCAGTTCGGGAATGCAAAAAAAAACACATATTACTATTATTTTAATTTGATTGCTAAATACCAAATACTAGAACAACTGTATAGAGAATTGATTGTTGAAAATACTACCTTAGGTAAGAGTGATTTCGTAATTACTGATACATTCACTGTGAAATCCATGGACGGATCACAAGGATTAGGAAGAAACCCAACTGATCGAGGAAGAAAAAACTCACAGTGTCTTTGATCTGTGACCAAAAATTAGTCACGCATGCAGTACATGCGGTTGGTGCTAACATTCATGATGCTAAAATCTGACCGGAGACCATTGATGTATCTATGACAGATCTGGTTGGTTTGAATTGTTTGGCTGATTCAGGATCTGCAGGACGCAGATCTATTGACCAGATAGAGCACAAACATAAGATACATCTCATCTCAAAACCAAAAAAACAAGATCTCCCTCATAGATGAGTCATCACCGACCAACCGAAGAAATGACTATGCTCAATCAATATCGTAATCGAATTGAGCGATTGAATGGTAATATTAGAGGGTTTAGAG